TGAAGGTTCATTTGACGACGTCTGTTTGCGCCGATATTTAGAGAATGTTCGCAACTATGAAGAAGAAGATGAGAATTCAAACATGACGCTGGCCAATCGATTGCGTTTAGCCTTTAAAGATATGGAGCCTGACACAATCTGCGGTAAGTTTCCTTCTGCGGAACTTCCTCTTAAACGTCGGTTACGTTGCGTGGCGGAATATCTTATACGTTCTGGTGAATTTGACAAGCTAAAAGACGAAAACGGAAAACTAATTAAAAAAAGAGGTAACCTCGGCAAGTTGGTTGTCATTTACAAACCTCTGCCTAAACTTCTAGAATCCCTGGTAAAGCACGGTCTAATAAAACAGTGAATCGTAGAGAAAAATTAATCGCTGCAGCCCTCAATGGAGCTGAAGGTAGCATCGCTGAAAAATCCCTCGATACCGTCGTCAGGTTGGTATTGGGTGATATGGGTGAACAATACGTAAAAATGTGGGCAGCAGAAGGACCAGGGGTGATGGTGTTCCAGCCCCAAAACCGTGAGCGGTCCATGTTTTTTTGGACGTTAAAAGAAATCCACGCTGCTCAAGAAGATTGTGAGCGCAGTAACGAAGGAGACATGGCTGAATCATTTCGCCGCATTCTTGCTGCAGCACAAAAAATTGATCCAGAAGAAAAAGCTGGTTACATCATCAATGATGCAGAAGGGATTCGTTATTTTGAAATCGACTACAACAAAGAGTCTGAAAAGTAATGGCAATACCCGATATCAGAAAAGGTCTGAGGGAAGACCTTGAGCTGATCTCAAGTTGGGACTTTATTACTTCTGCAAATGAAGTGATGGGCAATATTGATTTAGATGTTGCTAGTTCCAAGGTTGCCAATGAACACGTCCAGGCAGATCAATTTTTTACACCATCCGATGATGGTTTAAATTGCCAGGATTGGTTCGGTAAAGTTTATCTGTTCCCACCAGCAGGTGCTTACTTCTGGGATAAAAAACAAGATAAATGGAAAAAAACAAGAGGTAGCTCACCAAGCTTGAGATCATCCCATGCTGTCTGGTTCTCAAAACTTTATAAAAGCTGGCTTGACAATGATATTGAGCAGGCTATTTACTTTAGTAATTGTCCGGACATGATCCGGTACGAGCAAAAGATATTTGATTTCCCTGTGTGTATTCCACGTACAGTGCCAATGCTTTTAAAAAATACTGCAGAAGGTGTGAGCAACCACAAAACCTGCACATCTGTGATTGTTTATCTGCAGCCTAAGTGGGATTGCGGACGAGCAACGCAAAGATTTATCGACGTTTATTCCGAGAAAGGTCGAGTTTTAGCCTGACTTTTATTTATACTGTGTACTTCGATGCAATAAGGGAATGTCCGTATTAGCGGATTGGGAGATCAGGGATCTGGCGGTTGAAAAGGATATGATCTCTCCTTTTGTTGACCATCTAGAAAGTGAACGTGATGGCAAAAAAATTCTGAGCTACGGCCTGAGTTCGTATGGATACGACATTCGGTTGTCTCCTGAACAATGTCTTGTTTTCGGCAAAATTCAGGCTGGCGATTGCGACCCAAAAAACTTTGATCCTGATATTCTTAAGCCCACTGAACTCCTAGAGGATGAACAAGGAAAGTACTTCTTGCTACCTCCATATGGTTATTGCTTGGGTGTGGCTCAAGAGCGGCTTAAATTACCTCGAGATGTGACCGTTGTTGCAGTTGGTAAATCGACCTACGCTCGATCTGGCATTTTGGTCAACATCACACCAGCAGAGTCTGGCTGGGAAGGTTACTTGACCCTGGAGATCAGTAACTGCACAGGACTCTTCAACCGTATTTATGCGGATGAAGGTATTACTCAGCTCTTGTTCTATCGCGGCAAAAACTGCTCCGTGACTTACCAAGACCGCAAGGGTAAGTACCAGAACCAGAAGAAGGAAGTGGTCTTCTCTAAGGTTTAGTAATAAGGCTTGCCACCAAATGGCTGGGGTTTATCCGCGTAGCTAACGCTCCCTCCCCGGCCAATTCGATCACCTAAACTTGGGAGTTCTGTTCCAGCGATCGAGGCAATTCCTCTTGGGGTTTTACCTCTGATCGTTGGTTCTGCAATACCAGCCCGCTGTTTGTATTTACCAGCAGCTTTGGCTGATTTCATAAATCTGGCAACACGCCTTTGTTTATCGTTTACTGATTCAGCAGAAGCTCGAGCGTCTTCATCAACACGACGCAAGTCTGTGTCATATAAGCGTTCTGGATTTAAATCAGATACTTCAACACCAGAAGAACCCGAGTCCTGCCTGGGATCGTAGGTGGGATCAAAGAAACTTGCCATAGTATTATTGTAAAAGGAATAAATCAAGTAGCAAAAATGGATGCCGTAGGTTTCTTAGGCTCTTTTTTAGAAGATAACGACGAAGTTAAAAATCGCTGTTTAAGTGAGTTAGATTTTGGCCAACCGTTGGCAAACGAAGAAAATGATGTACCCTTATACGATATGTATAATCGTGGGTTAGCAGCATGCGAACAAGGGTTGGAGCGAAAGAATCTGCACCTGGAGGGAATGAAGAGACCTGGTCAGACGGGTTACATCCCGAGCGTGGAGGAAGCAGCAAACTATCCGGGAACGGTACCCATGCCCGTGGGGCGGCTCCAGAATCTACCTCCAGCCAACATTACGACCGAGATGCTCCTGTCCCAGAAAAGACGTGGTTTGACCCGGTAGAGGAACTCGACAATCATCTTTTGTCTGATTGCCCAGGGGGAGTCTGTCCTGTTCCCTGGGCTGTTGCTCAAGAAGAACTCGCCCCTGGTGTTACGACGACGTTAGATATTATTGTTGACAACGTTAATCACCCTGACCATTACGCAGCAAATGGCTCTATTGAATGTATAGAGGCAATTGAAGCGCAATTAACCAGAGAAGAATACAGAGGGTATCTGAAAGGAAATATTGCAAAATATGTCTGGAGAGAAAAAAAGAAAGGGCAAACCGAATCGCTAAAGAAAGCTGAATTTTATCTCAAACGTCTTATTGAACTAGACGAGAGTATTTAGTAAGGCAGAAACGGATCTTCCGAGTCGTCGTCTTCTTCCATCATGTAGGCGGCGGCTAACTCTGCAAGTTCAACGTCTGTGGGAGTATCAAACTCAATTTTGATATTTTCAGATTCCAGGATTTGTTTTACTGCCTGCCATTCCATCATGCGCTGGTGGAACAAATTCAATAGTGCTGCATGCAGTTCTTCCCAGGTCATCTCCTGAGCTTGCAGCTCAGCACGCCGCATGGAAAACTGCAACTCTAAAGGTAACTCGTATTCACGAGGTTCTGCTGATCTCTCCATGAATCACTCTTGTTGTTCCGTTAATTTATTCTAAGTCCATTCGTTGTCAAGCTCTGGATCTAGCTCAAAGAGAAAATCCGACGCATCCATTTCAAAATGCGGGATCCAGGGGCTGTCAGCAATGTCAAAATCATTTGCAAACTCAGCCAAGACATAAGGGCTAAGGCTTTCTTCTAGCTTTCTGATTGCCCTGACTTGATGTGGTGCAGCTGAATAATTACGGAACGCAGTTAATAAAATCTCATTGGAAAGCCATGCATTGCCTTCCAAATCTTCCAAGAATAATTTGATTTCTTCCCTACGGCGATCCACAAGATTGCCAATGACGCGATAGTTAAAATCGAAAATCCATCTTGAGAACTCAATGGCGACACCATTCCAGTTCTCATTTCCAATACAGTCGACCAGTTCGCTGTAGAGGAAAGCCTCCCAACCGACTGAATGTATAAATGAAATCAAGGCATGACGCATGGAATCGTCGAGCCTTAAATTAATTGTATCTAAGTCTGCGTTAATTGCTTCTACTTCATTAATCAAGTATTCCATTGCTTTCTCTTCAGTGCATAGTTGCCCCGCACACACTGGAGAACCGTCTGGATAAAATTGTGTTCCGTACCCAATTGAATACGGCGAACCACCTGTTTCTACATCTGGGTATGCCTTTTCGTTGTAGCCCTGGAATTTGCAGATTAAATTAATTGCAGGCAAATAATCTGACATGAGGGCAACTATTGTTACCCTCAATCATACATAATTTATTTACCCTGACCGCGTGTCTTTTTACGGCCATGATTTGGCTTGGAATGCTTTCCCTGGCCTTGTTTTGTTTTTTTGGGAGGCGCTGATTGGAAAGTAGTTGAGTTCTTGCGCATGGTTCAGAGAATGAACATCACCACTTTACCTTGTGCGACCAATAACGTGCAGAAAATTTATCAGGATTGCTATCTTGGGCATTATGGCGAGCGTAGTATGACTTCTTACGTGCTTTCTCTTTGGCTGTCTTCGGATTCTTACCGGCACCCTCAACACCCTGTTGACCGAAACGAACGATCTTTTCTTCGCCGTCTTTACAGGCTTTTACGACGTGTGATTTAGTTGGATGCCCTGGTGTTTTCCGTGGCTTATTACAAGCCATTTTGTCTTTAGCTAATTTGGCTGCTTTTGCTGCCTTACGTGGTTTATCACTCATTAGAAGC